GGCATGACGGCAAAAATTTTAATTATGCTTTCACTGTCAGCATTCGGCGGTTGTGCCACGAAACCTACATGCGACGTGGATCACAGTTGCCCTGCGGAAGGTCATGGAAAATGCCCTTGGGGGTGCGCGCGATGAGATTTTGGATAGTATGCAACCCTCCGCGTAGCACAGCCCAGTCTCAGAGGCGGGTGGCGATGCGTGGAAAGACGCCCGTAATATACACGACCGCAAAGGGGAAACAGCAGGAAAGTGACTTCATGAGCCTGTTGCAACCCTTCGTTCCTATGAAGGCGTATGATGGTTCTTTGCGTTTAGGCATTAGTTACTGCCTACCACTTCTGAAAACCGAGAAGAAAAACATTCGGGAAAAGGGGTGGACAACCCACTCAAAACGTCCCGATGCAGATAATCTGGCGAAGCAATTTTGCGATTGTCTCGGCAAGATGAGATTCTACGAGGAGGACTCACGCATCGTGCATTTGAGTTTTAGAAAATATAGGTCTGAGAATCCCGGCATTGGTGTGGTGCTAGAGCGGGTAACGGATGAGCAGGTAGGTGACCCACGGCAGTTTCTGCCCGATGGCGCCAATTCCATAGGTGTGGCATGGGAAGAATTACAATAAACGTATCCGACGAGTTGGAATCTCGGATAAACGCCCTCGCCCTTGAGCTTGGGTCGAAGAGCGCGGTATTCTTGGCGGCACTGTCGGTATATCGCACAGATATACCCATGGGCAAAAAGAAGGCGAAAGCCTCCCCGAAGAAGAAACCCACGGAAACCAAGCTCGGCACAGGAAACCGACCAAAGGGCATTAAGGAAGTGGAAGAGTTCTTTCGGGGCAGGGGAGTGCCGGAACCGGTCGCCCCTAAGGCTAAATTGTTTTTCGACCACTACGAGTCGGTCGGATGGAGGGTTGGCAATAGGGTGGTCACTAATTGGGGCGCATGCCTCACGACATGGCAACAGAATCACGGGGATTGGCGACCAATTCCCCAAACTAACGATAAGATCAAGGTGTCCATGGATGCATTCCTAAAATGGGAAAAAAAGGAGCATCCCGAGTGGTACGCCAAGCATAGACTAATAGAAAACATAGGAGAGGTGGATGAGTTTTACATTGAGCAATACCGAAACAACAATTCGTGACGCGGATGCCGAGCGGGGTTTAATCTCGGCGGTATGCAAAAATCCGGATGCGCTCGCAGAGTGCATGGAAGCAGGGGTAACTGACGACTGGTTCGCCGTACCCCTCCATCAAAACATCTGGGAGGTTATTCGAAAATTCGACGTCACCGGATCAACCACTCTCGATCTGGATGTGATATTGGCGTTCGGGGACGAGGACAGGCATTCCGTGCAGACAGTAATGGACTCGAATGAAACGGGTGTCCAGTACAAGCCATTTTTACTCAAGGTGCGAGACACATGGCGCAGAAGGAAGATTTTGGGAATCGGACTAAAGCTCCAAGAGGCGGCAAGGTCGCCTGAGTTTGAGACGGCAGATCAGATCGTGGAAATTGCCGATAGGGATTTCACGGCTATGACAATGGAGGATGCCGTAACTCTGGAAGCGAGTCGCGAGGTGGTGGAGCGGACATGGAATAACCTCAAAATCCGACAGGAGTCCGGAAGTGTGGACGGCATACCTAGCGGATTATCGAGGTTGGACTCATACACCCACGGATTTCGCCCCGGCGACGTGTGCGTTGTCGCAGCCCGAACTTCCGTCGGAAAGACTGCATTTTCAATCGAACTCGCCCTTGGGGCACTCAAGGCAAAGAAGTCGGTATTGTATTTCTCTCTGGAAATGACCAACGATCAAGTGATGGAGAGAATGATCGCGAATTATTCGGGAATCCCAATCGTACAGGTGGTAGACAAGACGCTGAACGATACACAGCAACTAACACTTACCGAATCTCGGAGATGGCTAGCTAACGCCCCGCTGATGATGGATGACAACGGCAGTATAACCGTCAGCGGAATACGAGCCAAAGCTAGGAAGCAGGCGAGGAAGGGTTTGGGAATGATAATAATAGACTACGCCCAACTCATTCGCCCCGAAGACCCAAGGGTGCCACGCGAACAGCAGGTCGCTACGGTGTCCAAGGCAATCAAGGCATTAGCCAAGGAACTCAAGGTGCCGATTATCATGCTCGCCCAACTCAGAAGATCCGCTGACGAGGCAAACCGTATGCCGAGACTCTCAGACCTGCGCGAGTCCGGCTCGTTGGAGCAGGACGCCGACATCGTAATGATGATCTGGAGAAAAGACGATGACCCCGCAAAGACACGAGTTTCCATAGCCAAGCAACGGCAAGGGCGATGCGGAACCGTCGAGGTGGAATTTAAGCCTTCTATACAAAAATTCATGCCGGCAAAACTGCTGTCATGACGACTACAAACCAATAAGAACAAAGATCATGAGTCTAGGAATAGCAAAAACCATACTGGTCGGGCGCCTCACGCGCGATCCAGAAACTAAAAACGTAGGTGACACCACCCTTGCCAGTTTCGGCATCGCGGTAAACCGCAGAACAAAGCAAGGCGACGTCGCAGATTTCTTCGACGTTGATGCGTGGAGAAAGCTCGGAGAGTTCATCGGGGAGAAGGCAAAGAAGGGTGACATGGTTTACCTTGAGTGCTCGACTCGCCAAGATTCGTTCGAGGACAAGCAAGGGCAACGCCGCACGAAAACTAAATTCGATGCAAACGAGTTCAGGTTTCTACCGAGCGGGCGCGCCCAAGTCGATGGGAGCTCCACAGGTGGCGTAGCCACCTCCGCTAAAACTGCAGAACCATTCTAAGTAACCTAATATATTAAGTCATGGCTGAAGACACAGAAGAATCGCAAGACGAGAAGATCGTCGAAATGGAAACGCCCGAAGGGGGACAACAGGAGGAATTGACCACAGATCAGAAGATCGACGCTATTATCCAGCAGGCAGCATCGGTTCAAGCGTTGCACAATCTCGGTTCGGGATTGGGTAAGCAGATCGAGAATCTTGCACTCCGCATGGAGAGGTTAGAGGCGAAGGAGATGGACTACTCCCAGCAATTCATAAATCGGATCGTAGAGGGGACTATATCCAGAATGAAAGAGGAACTGGAGAAGAAGTCCGAGGAGTCCGAGGAGTCCGAGGAGTCCGAGGAGTCCGAGTAATTTGCTAGTGCGGTAATTAGCAGTGAGGAGGAGGGGGCGAGGGTCACTAGCCTGAGCCCCCTCCATCATTATGGATCTAGGAGAATTCGCATGGTCATCCAAAAAGCTCATAGGCTTGGGCGAGGACGTTGAGGCGGGATGCCAACGGTTCTGGTCTAAGAACCAGCTTGCGGGATACGACAAGGACGGAAACCCAATACGGACCAAAATGGCAAGGGAAAGACCAACGGGGAAGGATATTTTCCATGACTGGAATACAACATCTGGAGGCGGAGAGGTATTTAGTAACAAGCCTAAGAAACCCGGACAATATTCATCTGGTGGATATGGAGGAGTTTGATGGCTACGGAGAGTGCTCATGCGAGTACTGGACATTCAATTTGGGTCCTAAACTGAAGGTGGGAAAACAGCCCATGAAGAGGTGTAGGCACATACGAGCAGTTATGAATCATGTTAGAGAGAGTAAGGAGACACTACGGGATGGAACTTGAAAGAATGAGAATACCCAAGTTGATTGGGTTAACGGGGCCAAAGGGGGTAGGGAAGAGCACCTATGCCTGCAAGCTGACTGGTTTTTGGGGGGAAGTAATGAGTTTTGCGGAACCTTTGCGCCAAATGGCAGAGCAGATAGTTCCTCGTGACTACCTAACGAACAAAAAGGAAGAGGTTGTTCCTTGGCTGGGGGTTACCGGGAGGCAGATTTTACAGACCTTGGGTACGGAATGGGGACGCGCCCTCGACTCTCAGATATGGGTGAAAATTGCGGAATCCGATTTGGCTAAGAACGACAGCAGTCCGATCATATTCGACGACGTACGGTTTCCCAACGAGGCGGAAATGATAAGGAGGAGGGGTGGGCAGGTTTGGCGCCTCACGCGCGCGGGCGTAGTATCAGATGATACTCACTCTTCGGAAAACGGCATTCCCGATGAATTGGTGGACAGGACTATAAACATAGAAGAGGTATGAAGTATTACATTCAGTACATGATATACGGTGGGTTGTTCCTGCTAGCGGTTATGACGTGGATGTACATGGCATTTTGCATATTCGTGGCAATAATGCAGGGGGGCGCCCGTTAGTATAGTTCTGATAAACCTCTCCCCGGAGGAGTGCGAGTTATCGGAAATCTTGGGGAAGGGGAGAAGGAGGATCGGCAATGCGACCGGTGACTTCGACTTGCTCGTGGACAAGGACAGGTTTATGCAACACGAGATACAGGGTGTTGCGGCCGAAGTGGCATTCGCCAAGTATTACAATCTTTATCCGCCGATGGATATTGGGATGAAGCCTGGAAGTGCTGATTTCATAGTCGGCGGAAGGTCAATCGACGTAAAGCAGAGCAAGTATGGGGACGCTCGGCTTATAGTCCCGCCATACAAACTGGAAAGCAATAGAAGTTGCGATAGTTATGTGCTGGTGACGGGAGAAATGCCCTCCATGCGAATGATGGGGTACGCAAGGAAGGAAGACTTGTGTAACCCAAAAAATCTGGTAACTTTGCGAAGTTTGGTGTATGCTCTTAGTATTGAACAGTTAAGACCAATGCCAAAACCAGCAAAGCAATGAGCGCAATAACACTAGAAGTGGACTTGGAAGAACCCATCTCCATGCAGGATGAATTGCTTCAATTGCGAGCATGGGAGGAATCCAAAGCTCGCGAAGCCTTACTCGCCAATGTAGCACATCTGCAGGCGCAGGCAAGGCTGAATGAAGCGGTAAGAAGCATGACGCTTTCATTCTGCGAGGACGACGAGTTGTAATCAGTCCAGATAGCCTTCGTGGCGAGCCCATTTGGGATACTCGTGTATCCTTATGTGGCACACTCGGCACACAGCCATCCACGTATCCACGTCCAGATAGTATTTTCCCCTACCTTTTTTATGGTGAACGTCTTCGCTGAAAGCCCCTCGGCAACATTGACAGGTCTGCTGTTCGTCCAAGAACTTTCTTCTTTCCGACGAGTAGAGCGCACCTTCTTTTCTCCTTCGAGCGCTCACTCTTCTTAATGGACTTTTTCTTCTTAGACTTTTTTTTCTTCTTAGCGGGGTACGCTTCATTGTTGTTTATGATTACGTGGAAGGAGTCGACTGGACCGGAGTTTATCCGAATGATGGTTTCTAAATCCCACATGGCACTTTCTCAAAAAGGGTGTATGACCTTAAGTGGGGCATTGCGGCAAAAGCGAACGACGGGCCGTAGTCCTCGAAAAACAGAAAGGTTTTCCAGTGGAACCTCGGTCCTTTGGCTATGACAATGATGCCGCCTTTTTCCGTCTCGAGTATATGCTTGTGGTACCCCTCTTCTTGGAGTCCCACTCCTTCTTGTGCCAGTCGTTCCATTCCTTACACAATAGCACGCAATCCTCATGGTTGTCAGCTTCCAAGCCTATGTTGGGCAAACTTCCCTTTGATAATCGACAACCAACAGGCGCATCTCCCATCAACTCGCTGTAAAACCGCACAAACCATGTATTTTGTACCTTTTTTGGCACAAATTCCTGCAAATAGTCAGATTCCATCTCTGAATAGTTCGACTTCGGGGATGTCCCTATAAATGCGTTCCGTCTGTTCCTTGCTGAAATAGTGCCACCACGGCTTGCGTTCCTTGGTGGATTCATGGGGATTTCTCCCAAGAGCAGGGATTGGCTTAACGCCAACCCTGTGCAAAAGATCGTACAATTGCGGTTCCAACTGCTCGTACCGTAGCTTGAAGTCAACGTAGTCGTGCTCAAACTGCTTTGGGCGAACGCAGTAAAATCTTACGTACCTTTCCACTAGTTCGGCCTTCGAGGGGGAGTCCTTGATGACCTTGCCTACGTAAGCCAGACGAGCAATCTGGCTCGCGATTATCTCTCTTGGGTCGCGAATTACCGCGAACCTAACATATCCACGTGCGGGTAACTGACCATTGGCGATGCCTTCCTCATGGGTCATGTGGTGTTTGCCCACACTCTCCGAACCCTCTATGGTTTCCAGCATTCTGGAGCAGGCTCGGGATGCGGTGTGAGGCTCCGCAAAGAACATGAATTTGTGCGTACGGTTGATAATCATAGGTTCAGTCCGTCTTGCTTGAGCTTGGTTTCGTCTCGCCGCGTGTCCAAACTGCTCCTTGCGGCGATTACCGCCGACTCAAGATCATGGTAATCCCCCAACTCGCTTACGAACCCGGACAATTCCGCATTCGGCTTTATTTCTATTTCACGAGTGCCGTTTGTAGCCAGCACCGTGATGCCGCGGCTTATCAAATGAACTCCATCCAAAGATGCCTCCATATTCATATCTCCCCCAACATTGATCGTTTACTATATTTGAAAATGGTACGTAGCACCCACAGCCCAGATTGCTTTCCCTGAAAGGTCTGCATTGTCTGGTCTTCTTATTGAACATCGGGCATCTCATGCATACCGCATATCGGCGTTGCCACTCGCGAACATGCTCGGGTTTGCGAAGAAACCAAAACGGCAATACGGAAAAAACGCCTCGAATAATGTCCCACCATGACGACAGTCCAGGTCGCTCAAGTTGAACAACATTTGCGAACTCCCGGATTCGCTTCACGCAAAGAGCAGTCCGGGGTCTTTGAATGCGTCGATCAGGTTGCCTTGGCTCAGACGCTCCTCGAGCACCTCGTCAAGAGCCAGCTTCATTGTGTCTTTCTTCTCCCCTGCGCCGTGGTAGCCGGGAATTACGGTCTTCTTCAAGTCGGTGAACCACTTTTCGCCCTTGGCGGTAGTGTCGCGATCCGATGCCGAGGAAATGCCCTGACCCTCAGATACGCTTATGCCCGGGCGAAGACTAAGCTCGTGAGCCAAGGCCTGTTGCCCAAATTCGTCCGAAAAGCTCGAGCGACCCGTAGGGGATGTCAAATCATACCCATTACTCGTACGGGTTGCGGTACCGCCGTTGTATTTACCGGAACCTTGACCGCTGTTGAGGATCATTGGGTTGCCCCCAACTCCACCAGTGCCATAGCCGGGACTTCCGCGATCCAGTCCTACCGTGCGCTTCGACCCTCCCGTGGATGTCTGCTTAGAAGACTTCTTCTTGCTACCTCCGCCTCCGCCTCCACCACCACTGGCGCTTCCGCCGATGTTTATCTGAAAATCCTTTAACAGGTGACCTAAGGCACCGGTTACTCCCCCAGCCGCATTCACGCCCACACCCGCTAGGTTCGTGAGCGTATCAAGAACTCCCGCACCGCCCTGACGAGCATTTTCCTTCGCGGCGTCAAAATTTCCAGTCAAGCCTTGAAACCCGGACTTTATTAACTGAGCAGGATCCTTTATTAGACTGTTTCCAATTCGCCCGCCGAACCGATTGATCGAGTTGCCCATCCCGGCAATGCCTCCACCCAAAGAATCTAAGGCCTTGTCCACGCGAGGTCCAATGCCCGGTACCCATTCCACCAAGTCCCCCGCGGTATCCAATACCTGCTCCGCTCCTTTGCCAAGCCATCTGAAGGGTGTAGTTGCCGCGCGACCCGCTCTATTCAGCCAAGAACCCGCAACTTGCGCACCCTTTGGTGTCCCCACCTGATTGCTGAATGGCGAATTTATGTCTATGTGATCTACGAATTGATCGTACTTTCCAATTGCGTTATTTCCGGTGTCCGCCCAGCCCGTCGTGTCGCGGTAATTGTAATTCTCCTGACCCACTCCACCATAAGCCTGCGGGGAAGTGTACTGGTTTACTTTCCCGAGGTACTTGCTCGGACTGTCGCGGAACCATAGACCATCTTGCCCAAGCAACTCCGCGGAGCCTTCGGTTGCGGGATTGCCCTCGAGGTCAAATAATTGCCCTTGGAGACTATTGGGGTCCAGAGTCCCGCCAAAGTACGCACTCGCCGAAGGATTCCCATATTTGCCCCATGAATCGTTCTTGGTCAGTAAATCGGCATAGAAATTATTCTTAGCTGAAGGATCAAGCGTTACCGTGTTACCCAAGTCCGGTGCCACACCCTCGCCCATGGCTTTTAAATAAGTGTCCCAGTTGCCTTCAGGTATGCTATATAGCGTATCTCCTCCCAATGAGTTGGCGTCGAACTGTAACGGTTCGTCTGTGACCTTTAGGTCTACTCCCATATAGTCCGCAAGCTGTACCTTGTCCTTGATGTCGTTTACCACCCCAAGCAATGCCGCTCTTGACTCATGCGAATCGGCCATCTCGTACGGCAAGTCGCTACCCGCCGTCTCATTAGCCGCGCCAAAATCTCCAGACTTTACCAAGCTATTGTAGTCACCTTTGTCCAAGGCAGTCTCTACCTCGGTTGCCATGGTCAGTAAGTCCGCGCCATTTTCTGCCTGCCGACCAAGAATGTTTTCAATGGTAGTTAGGTCGGACGCAGAAATTCCAACATCCTGCTGCACACCGCCATTATCCGCCAACAAGTATTTTGCCGCCGGACTACCCGAACCTGCCGCAGTCCGCAGTTCCGAAATATCAAAGGGGTTGCGTTGCGTCAAATCGTTGATCGGTTCTATGTGACCACCGGTCTGCAATGCCGCGCGCATATTGGCAGTGTTCGTATTTTGGATGTAGTCACGGGCGAGACTTCCGGCTGTATTCGCCAAGTTGTTTATTCCGGTAGGGCTGTATATCTCGTGACTTATCGTCTGTGGCTTCGCGTAATCCCGCATCGTGTCCGTAAACAACGAGGACGCGTTGCCCGAGTTTATCATGCGCTGCTCGGCTAAGTGATTGCTGACGATTGCGTTCGGGTTTCCGCCGCCGCCTAAAAGACCTCCTAAAAAACTCATAGTTACCTAACATATTAGGTAAATAGCCTCTGGTCAAGGTTAACGACTTACCCCCCTTAGAGGTTCCGCAACGAGCTTGTAGCCCCGTATATGGGCGTTTGTGGGGCTGTTTGGGGCGT